AAAAAAAACAGTAACAAAAATAAACTCTTTAAATAAAAGTTTAAAAAAAACCGCTGAGGTTATAAAAACGGATCTTTCATCACCTTTAGATAAAACGGTTTCAGGACTTACGAAACTTAATACTTCGGTTAGTAAAATGAACGCTACCATGACTGAGTCTGTAAAGCTAGACAAGGCAAAGGCTGAGGCTTTAAAAGTTCAGAAACAAGCAGAACAAGAAATTTATAAAGTAGAACAGCAACGTCAAAAGGCTTTACAACAGCAAATGAATACCGAAAAAAAGGTACGAGTTGAAAGCGAAAGACTAGCAAAAACTGAGGCAAAAAGAACTAAGGGTTTAAAAGATCAAAATAATGCTTATAAGCAACTTGTAATAAAAACGAGAGATCAGAAAAACGAGAGTAAAAGACTAGGGGCTGAAATGCTGAAACTAGAGTCGTCAGGTAAGAAAAATACAAAGGCATATCGACAACTTTCAACGTCATTTAATAGAGTAACAAGGTCAGCACAGAAAGGCGACAAAGCCCTCAAAAAATTAGATAGAAGAGTTGGCGACAATTTCAGAAATGTCGGTAATTATAGAGGGGCTTTAGGAAAATTAAGTAGCGGTTTTGCCTCTTTGGGACTAGCTATGGGCGGGGCTATGATTATTCGGGACGTGTTTAATGTTATGAAGGACTTCGATCAGGCTCAGGCAAATTTAGCGTCTGTTTTAGGGGTTTCTAGGGATCAAATGAAAGCCTTAACAGAACAGTCGAAAGAACTAGGGGCAACGACTAGATTTACTGCGTCTGAGGTTAGCGAATTACAATTAGAGTTCGCAAAATTAGGCTTTACGCAAGAACAGATCGAAGGAATGACTCAATCGACCTTAGATTTAGCGGGTGCGACGGGTTCAGAACTTGGGGAAACAGCGACAATAGTTGGGGCAACTATGAGAGGTTTCGGTCTTGATGTTTCTGAAACTCAGAGAGTTACAGACGTAATGAGTAAGTCATTCACGACTTCAAGTTTAGATATGTCGAAATTTGCAACAGCTATGGCGTCCGTTGCCCCCGTTGCAAATTTAGCGGGTAAAACTATCGAAGAAACGACAGCCTTAATAGGTACTTTAACGGATAGGGGGATCGACGCAAGTACAGCGGGAACGGGGCTGAGAAATATGTTTTTAAAGTCTAATAAAGCGGGGTTAACTTTTGACGAGGCTTTAGAACAGATTGCAAGTTCAACAGACCAAACGGGCGAAGCTATGGAGTTATTTGGCACTAGAGGGGCGACTTTGGGTGTTGTTTTGGCTAATAATAGAGATCAAGTAGCCAAATTAACTGAGGGCTTAGACGACGCAAAAGGATCGACTAAGGAAATGGCAGATATGCAAATGCAAACTTTGGGCGGATCAATAGACCTTTTAAAGTCTGCATGGCAAGGGCTTATACTTTCTATGGACGAAGCGGGAGGCGTAGGCGAAAAGATAAGACATAGTTTACGTTTTATTGCTGACAATTTAGGGAATATTTTTAAAGTTTTAAAGGCTGTCGGTTTAGGTTGGTTGTCTTATAGAATATCTTTAAAATTAGTAAACAAAGAAACGGGTAAATTTATAGGGCTTGGTCTAGTTTCAAAAATGCGAGGAATGGTAAAAACTTTAGGCTTAATGACTAAAGGGACTAGGGGGGCGTCAATAGGCTTTAAAAGAATGGGAAACGCTATAAAAACAATACCTTTAGCGGGTTTTATTAGTATGGTGGCGACTGCGGTTTCTTTGCTTTGGGACTTTGTGGGTAATACGGACGACAGCACCGACGCATTAAACAAAGAAACAAAAGCCTTAAATTCGAATAACGAAGAGATGACCATTTACGGAGAACTCAGGGGGAAATATAGCAAAGACGCGGAAAAATTAGCGAAAAATGTTATTTCTGTTTCGGCTTTGTCAGCGGGGCAACTAAAAAGTAATTTGGCGACGGGAAAACGATTGTTAGAGGATAATATTGCGTTGGCTGAGGCACAGATCGGGGCGGAGTCTGAAATGCTAGAAAATGTCAAAGACGCACATAAAATTCGTATAGTATCAACAGAGGCGGAAGCAAAGGCAATAAATGATAAAATAACAGCCGAAGAGAAACTGTTTAACAAGGCTTTAGCTAATCAGGATCAAGGTATGATGAAATTCCACCAAAACCGTATCGATAATATGGGCGGTAGGGCTACGACTCAGGCTAGTTTAGATCTCCAACATACACAAACTGTCAAAAGGGCGACTGACGCTGAGTTAAAAAGAAATACAATACTAATCGGAAATATAAAGATATTGGAGGACGAAATCGCGTTAAGAGATAAGCAAAATAAGGATATCGAAAAAAATAATAGTCATAGCGAAAAGGGGGCTAAAACAGAAAAAGGAAGGAATACAATACTAAACAGATCGGTAGACATTTTAAAAGAACAAAACGACTTATTAGAAAATAGAAATAAACTCGAAGAGAATTTTTTCAAACTTACAAATCAAACGCAAATAAAAGATATTGACAAAGACATAAAAATACAAGAAAAACAACAGTCTGAAAATATTGCCTTGGGTATTGACTTTGACGAAAGTAAATTAAAAGATCTTATTAATAAACGTCAAAAATTAGTTTTAGAGGGCATAGAGAGGACGAACGAATATATTAAGGGAGTAGAAAGCCAAAAACTAGACGAAAGGTTTAAAAAAGAACGCGAGAAAATACAATCACAAGCGACAAAATTATTGGCTCAGGACAAATTAACAGCCGACGAAAAGGCAAAAATTGAAGCTAACTTACAAATAGAATTAGACGTTATTGACGAGGCTGAAATAATTGCGAATAAGTCCTTAAATGAAAGTTTTGTTTTCATGGATAAGGAAAAAAACGTAAAAATAATTGAAGCTAAAAAAGATACTGCGTTAAAATTAGCTGAGGTCGACAACAATGTACAAGCAACAATCGAAGGGGTTTACGCTAGACAGCAAAAGGAATTTAAACTTAATTTGTTAAAAACAAAAAAGACGAATGAAGAGGTTGCAAATGATATGTTAGACTTTGAAATTGAACAGCTAGAAAAAAAGATTGAAGCGTATAAAAAAGCGGGGTTAAAAACTTTAGACCTAGAAATACAATTAGAAGAGTTGAAAAGGCAAGAAACCCTAAAATTTGACGAACAAACAATAAACGACAAAAAGAGTTTAGCGGATCAGGAGTTGGCAATAATTCAGGGACTTACGAACGCTTATAATGAGTTAGCCGATAAAAGAATTGCTAAAATTCAAGAAGAGATTGACATGGCTAAGAAACGTTACGATAGTTATGTAGAACTTGCAAAGAACGGTAATATTACAGCGAAAGAGAGTTTAGCGGTTGAAAGTAAACTAATCGCAGAGGCTAATTTGAGAAAGGAAAAAGAAGAGAAACGAAAACAGCGGGTACAATTAGCGTCCTCAGTTTTACAAAGCTATATTACGAACTCAGCAAACCCAAACGTAAAAAACCCTTTAGCGAAAACTATTACAGATACGGTTTTGCTAACTGAATTTATTAAGAGTTTACCCGCCTTTGCTGACGGAACTGAAGATACAGGGGCAAACGGTAGAGGTATAGACGGAAAAGGCGGTTTTCAAGCTATTTTGCACCCTAACGAAAGGGTATTGACAAAAGATCAAAACAAATTAGTTGGTGGAATGACAAACGAGGATCTTTCACAGTTAGCCTATCAATATCAAAACGGTCTTATAGTTAGTGGAATGACGGACGGTACAAATAACATGATAAACGCAGAAAATCAACTTTTACTTAAAAAATTGGACTCTTTAGAGAATACAATAAAAAATAAACCTGAAACCAATATCGAACTAGAAGAGATTATCGGGGGCGTAATGTCAATAACTAGACAAAAAAAAGAAGGAAATACTAAAATTTATAACCGTTATAGGGTAAATTAAAGAGATATGAGGCACTTTTTAAACAATATTGAGGTATCGCCTAGAAACGTCCTCGAAATCGGCTTAAATACGGACTTTTCGGGAAACCCTGAAATATTAAGTATTGATACGGACAAAATAAAATTACCTCGTGAGGCTATGGATATTATACAAAGTCATATTGCTACTCAGGGAGTTTTTGAGGGTATTCCGTATAATATCATAACAGACGGTGGAGTTAATTTAGAGTATTACGTTGACTTGACGGATCAAACTTTATTTAAAACGTACGATATTGAGGTTAAAATTAAAAAAAGAATGGGTAAAGATCTATTTTTTGAAAAGGCTGAGGGGTTAAGTTTTGAATTAATGGCTGACAAAGGAGTAAATTTTGATCTTTTTAATATTCCTTATTTGATTATTCCTGACAATATACCTGAAATGGGGCTTAATTTGTCAATCGCTTTATTTGTAATGACAAAAGAGTTGATACAATCGGTAAAAGATTTAGCGACAGCAATAGCAAATTTGGTAGAGGCTGTAACTCCAAACGTAGGAGTACCCCCCGTTCCACCTTTGGGTGAAATTATATCTTTGTCTATTCAGGTAGCCGCCCAATTAGCTTACACTATTGCGATAGTCGTAGCGATTAAAAAATTAGGCGATCAAATGTTTGAATTAGTTTATCCAAAAGTTAGAAAATATTTAGGGGTAACTATTCAGGAATTAATAAAAAAAGGTTGCGATTATTTAGGGTTTACTTTAGAGTCTAATTTATTAGAAGAGAATAAAAAAATGACTTTAATGCCCGTACCTTTGACAAAGGACAAAAAAAGTATTTTTAACTTTTTACAAAATGATTTAGACTTTAGTTTTACTAAGGGTTATCCAACAGCACAAGACTCAGTAAGTACGCTTGGCGAGTTGATTAATGCTGTCGAACTTTGGTTTAATGCTAGGACGAAAGTATATCAAGGTAAAGTACAAATTGAACGTAGGGACTATTGGCAAATACTAACAACAAATACGTTGATACCTAGTTTAACGGATCAAGACAATAGAGCAAACGAATACCAATTAAACACCGACGAAGCGTGGAAACGTACTTATATCCATTATCAAGTCGATTATAGTGATTTACATACTTTAGACTTTTTTGATCCAACAGACGCAGAATATTCGACAGAACCTTTAAACGTAATTAATCAAGATTTAGTAACGATTAAGGGAATAAACGACGTAAATATTCCTTTCGCTTTAGGAGTTAGAAAATCGACTTTAAATTGGGTTGAACTATTAGCTTTCAGCTTTTTTGACTCTTTAGATAATCTAGTCGGTGTATTAGGGTTTAATTCAAATTTGAGTAGCATTGTCGGAGATAGATTAGGAGTTACTCAAATATCGTCGCAATTTTATAGTGTTACGAAAGTTTTATGGGCGCAAAAATCAACGGGAAAACAAAACGCAGATTATACCAATTATATTAAGGCTAGTGAGATATACAGAAAATATCATACTATAAATGAGATTCAAATAAACGGATATAAAATATTTAATGAGGTTGCAATTCGTTTAAATTCGTCAGATTTCGTAAATTTGCTAGATAACAATTTCGCGTTTATTAATGGGGTACTTTGTGAAATACTTTCGATCAACTATATTGACGAACAAAGTAAAGCGATTATATCGTACAAAGAACCTTACAACTATGCACAAGGAAAGGTCGAAATAGTAACATTAAACAGCTAGGGTAATGAGTGAAGAGATAAAAAAACAAGCTAAGGAAATGGAAAAATACCTTAACAAAATGTTAAGTTTACAAGACGACGCATTCGCAAAATTACCCCCTGAAACTTACGACAAAGTAAAAATGTATCATGCTGAAACCCATGAAATGTTAAGAGGTATGAAAAAAGGCGACTTTAAAGGTATTGAAAATTTACTAAATAAGTATAACAAACCGCAATAAATATGCCTATACAGATCATAAATACTGACTATACAGACTTTAACTCTAACGTAACGAGTTTTTATAAGAGTAATGCGGGGGACAAGGTTTCGGTAGAAATGAATATTCGGTCTATTATTCGTAATACTACGGTTAATAACCCTATGACTTTAGATCCGTCATTAAACGTCTTAACAAGTCCGACTATCGGTTGGGTAGATGAGGGGTTTAGAGTTGGCGATTATGTGCGTTGCATAAAATATAATTCAGGCGGTGGGGCTGTAAATGCTTTCACGACTATAATAGTTTACGTTGATAATGTAAATTGCGACTTTGGTTCTTTTCCTACGTGGATCGATACAACAGTTGGGGAATTTATGGTGTTTTACGCTTTAGATGCCTACGGATCGCCAACAGTACCCCCAATAACTTTTCAGGACGCTAGACGTAGGGACGATTTGGATATTTTAGTTAATCATTCTTTAAACAATATAGTTGGTAGTCAATTTAGTTTAATTGACGGAGAGGTTAGTCGGTTTACTTTTTCAAATGTAGAAGCTATGACAGTCGGGCAAACTATTGTCGGAAATGCTGTTGGTAATCAATCAGGTCAATTTTTAGAAAGTGTTAGTCTTTACAGAGGTGCGGATAATTCGGACTTTTGGAATACTCATAAAATACAAATAGAGGTAATTAACTCAGGAGTTTACGACTCTTCATGGTTTGACTTTGGAAATTGCTTAAAACTTTATGTTAAGGGCGAATGGGCTAGTTTATCGGGCGAACCTTTTGATAGATCAGTTTTTGCTTTAGATGAAAACGGGAATACGGGTTGGTTTAATGAAGCTAATAATACGTCAATCGCTGACTCTAGCTTAGTTCAGGGTATAGACGAATTAGATTACTGCGTACCTAGTGAGCATACTATCGTAGTTGAGGGAACTGACTTAGATATCGGTATCGGGGCTTGTTACAGATCTATTGACGACAGCTACTATAAAAATTTATCCTCTTCGCAGATTCCTATTACTATGATAGTAGAAACTACTAACATAGCGACAACGACGCTTAATAGCCCTTTAAACTCTTCAGGGGCGGGTTATACGATTGAAATATTAAATACTGCGGTTGTTGGATCTCAAACGA